GGGTTCCTGCTGCGGTGTCCTGGCTTGCGGTTGCTTGCGACCGTAGGTGACGGGCCGATTCGCGGTCTGTGGGTGACCAATGGCGTGGCCTATGTGGTGTCCGGCAGCGAGTTTTATAGCCTGTCTACAAGCTACACGGCTACCCTGCTTGGCACGGTGACCGGTACCGGCCCTGTCAGCATGGCAGACAACGGGACGCAGATATTTATTGCCTGTAACCCGTTAAGCTACATCTACAACACATCCACGGCGGTGTTTGCCCAAATTACTGACCCAGATTTTCCCGGCGCTGGATCAGTCGGCTACCTCGACGGGTACTTTGTATTCAATGAGCCAGACTCGCAGAAGTTTTGGGTCACCAGCTTGCTAGACGGCACTTCCGTAGATCCGCTGGACTTTGCCAGCGCGGAAGGCTACCCCGACAATGTGATTTCGCTGATCGTAGACCACCGCGAAATCTTCCTGTTCGGCACCACCAGCGTTGAGGTCTGGTACGACGCGGGAACGCCGGATTTTCCCTTGGCGCGGATTCAAGGCGCGTTCATGGAAGTCGGCTGCGAGGCCGCGTACTCTGTGGCGAAACTCGACAACAGCGTGTTCTGGCTAGGCTCAGACGCTCGGGGGCGCGGGATTGTCTATCGGGCCAACGGCTACACGCCAGCGCGGATCTCAACCAATGCGGTGGAGTACGCCATTCAGGGCTACGGCAATATCTCTGATGCGGTTGCCTACACCTACCAGCAGGACGGCCACCCGTTCTATGTGCTGATCTTCCCGTCGGCTCAAGCTACTTGGGTCTATGACGTATCCACCACGTTGTGGCACGAACGCGCTGGGTTTGAAAACGGGCAGTTCACAAGGCACCGCAGCAACTGCCAGATGTCGTACAACAGCGAGATTGTGGTGGGCGACTATGAGGACGGTCGGTTATACGCCTTTGATCTTGATGTCTACGCTGACGACGACCAGATCCAGAAGTGGCTGCGGTCGTGGCGGGCGCTGGCTACGGGGCAAAACAACCTCAAGCGCACCGCGCACCACTCGTTGCAACTGGATGCTGAAACGGGCGTGGGCCTTAACGCCTATCCTGCCTACGATGCCGAAGACCTTGCCACCGAAGCAGGGGATATTATTGTGGCTGAGTTTGTGCAAGGCTATCTGGTCACGCAAGCCGGTGACCAGTTAGTTACCGAGGCCGGTGACGGTAACGAGTTGCTAGTGACGCAAGTGCAACCCGCCGAAGATTACAACGGGTATGCTTTATCAACCATAGCCTACACCGCCGCGCCGGGTTATGACCCGCAAGTCATGCTGCGTTGGTCAGACGATGCAGGGCATACCTGGTCGAACGAACACTGGAACTCGATGGGTAAACTCGGGGCTTACGGCACCCGCACCATCTGGCGGCGACTCGGGATGACGGAGAAGATCCGCGACCGGGTCTATGAGGTGTCGGGAACAGATCCGGTCAAGATCGCCATCATGGGCGCTGAATTGTTTGTTACTCCAACGAGTAGCTAATGGCAGAACTGAACATCACCAACATCCCCGCGCCTCGGGTGCCGTTCATTGATGAACGCACCGGCCTTATGGCGCGGGAGTGGTATCGGTTCTTTCTTAACCTGTTTGTTCTGACCGGCAGCGGCAACAACCCCACCACGCTTGAGGAGTTGCAGCTTGGGCCACCGAGCCAGCCTAGCCTTGCCGAATTGCTGATCCAGATTAACCAGAACATCGCGCCACAGTACGAAGATCAGTCGGGCGACTTCTTAGCTACCCTTGACACCGCGCAACTCATGTCGATGATGTCGCGGTTTGAGAACGCCGAAGCCGCCATCCAAGGCGCGTACCTCCAGCCGGTTGTGCAGACAGGCACCATCGCCAACTACAATCTGGATGGTAGCCCAACGGCGGGCGGCATAGCCTACGGCACCGGCCCCGCGCTGGCGGTGAGCGCCGCGGGCACATCGGGCCAGGTGCTGACCAGCGCCGCCGCAGGCACGCCCACCTGGACAACGCCGACCACGGGCACCGTTACCAGCGTGTCGGTGGTGTCGGCTAACGGGCTGGCGGGGACGGTAGCAACGGCAACCACGACCCCGGCAATTACGCTTTCTACGACCATCACCGGCCTGCTCAAGGGCAACGGCACTGCAATCAGCGCAGCCGCCAGCGGCACAGACTACGCCCCGGCGACCAGCGGCACCTCGATCCTGTACGGCAACGGGGCTGGCGGTTTCTCCAACGTCACCATTGGCACCGGCGTGGCCTTTTCAGCCGGGACGCTATCCGCAACCGGTTCGGGCGGCACGGTGACCAGCGTTAGCTTTACCGGCGGGATTATCACCGTTGCCACGGCCACCACCACGCCCGCGCTAACGGTTGCCGGGACAAGTGGCGGTATTCCGTACTTCTCCAGCGCGTCAACCTGGGCTACGTCTGCGGCTCTTGCGGCGGGTTCGCTGGTGCAAGGCGGCGGTGCTGGTGTTGCTCCATCTACCATAACTACTGGGACGGGCGTTGTTACCGCGCTCGGGGTCAATACCGGAACGGCAGGCGCATTTGTAGTCAACGGCGGCGCTCTTGGCACACCGTCCAGCGGCACTCTCACCAACTGCACGGGCCTTCCTGCTGCAAGCATTGTTGGAACTGCGCCTGTCACGAAGACTGCGGATTTCACACTTGCCGCGTCTGAAAGCTGGGTTATCAACAACAAATCATCTGCGTGTGTGGTTACGCTTCCCGCCGCCAGTGCGAACACAGGCCGATCCGTTACGTTTCAAAACTACCAAACTTATACTCTCACCTCTAACGCAAGTAATGTGGTTCCTCAAGGAGGCGGTGCTGCTGGTACAGCAATATTACTCGGGGTAGCAGGCAACTGGGCAACGGTGGTATCAGACGGAACCAACTGGGTAATTATGCAAGCGGCGGCGTTTAACAACTTGATATTGGACTAGGCGTGGCGGTTACGGTAACTGCAATCGGCGGGAAAACAAATCTTAGGAGTAAATAATGGCATCGCTATCACCCAGCCCAAAACTACAGTTCTTTGACGCAAACGGTGCGCCGCTTTCAGGCGGAAAACTCTACACCTACGCAGCAGGAACAACTACGCCCTTGGCTACCTATACTGACTACGGGGCCGGAACGCCTAATGCTAACCCGGTAATTTTGGACTCTAGGGGCGAAGCAAGCGTATGGCTGGGTTCGCTGGCGTATAAGCTGGTGCTTAAAACGTCTGCCGACGCTAGTGTTTGGACTGTAGATAATATGAATCATGGAGACACGGCTACCCTAGCGGTGCTTGCGGCTTCTGGCGGGTCGGCGTTGGTGGGATACATTAACGGTGGCTCTGGTGCTGTAGCTACCACAGTACAAGCCAAACTGCGTGAGTCTGTGAGTGTGCTGGATTTTGGCGCTGATCCTACCGGCGTTAACGATAGCACTAATGAAATTCAAGCAGCAATTGATGCAGTCAGTGCTGCTGGCGGTGGGGACGTATTGTTTCCTCCCGGCGATTACTTGATTGCTACTTCAACAGGCACTACATCGCTACTTCCTAGTGCTGCCAGTATGTCCTACTGTGTAGAACTAAAACCGGATGTCAGACTTTATGGTGAGTCTGTTGATACAGTGCAATTTTTTGGCAATTGGACATATGGAACAACTGCCACAAATACATCACAATTAATTATGCTTGCTCTTTTGTCTACTCCAGGCGGGGCTGGTTTTTACTTAGAAAACATAGTTTTTCGTAATTGTATGGTTCCTATTTATCGTCCAGGTATTATCTCGGGGAAATTCTCCAGTATCAGTTACGGAGGGTGTGCTTTCTCAGCAATTATCCAAGAAGCAGAGCGTTTCCAGTGGGATGGAATGGGGACTAATGGCGGGGCAGGAGTCTGTATTGGTGGCTGGCTTGACCCAGCAGGTAGTATTGCTGTTCCAGATGCTGGTGGATGGGCAGATAAGTGTCAGTTTCGTAACTTCAACTACATTCGCACTTCTACCACTTGGGGTACTCCTGAGAACAACATCGATACGTTCTTTAATGACAACTTCTTCATCGACGGTGGTTCTGGTGGTGGCAGTATCGCCTATCGTGGGGTGTGCAGTATTCCGCTGTTTATAGTTGGTCGATATAACCGTGCATCGTTCAATACCAGAATCATGGATTTTTTCGACTTTGGTGGTTGCCGCCCTGTTATTTATGGTGGCCCTGAGTATGAACTCGCTATCCAAAATATAAATATGGAGCAAGTTGGGTATGTAGATTACTCCATACTTCAAGCCTTGGGCCGCAACGTAGTAGACCCTTGGAATGCTACTACGATGAAAAATGCAATAGACCTCACAGCAAATTCGGGTGCGTCTATTGTTATAGATGTGTTTGCTACAGCAATTGCAGCACAAGCAATGGTTCCTACGGACATTGGTAATCTTCTGGGGATCATAGCCGCCGTAGATTCTGCTGATCCAACTGCGCTTACACTTCGACCGTATTCTAAAAACAGTCTAGTTAACACATCGTTTCCTTACGGCATAAATATGCTTCCCGGTATAGCAACACCGCCACGGATGCGTATATCAACAGTTGCGATTGGTTCAGTTGCATATGGGTCGTTTGGTACTGATACCCTTTATACTGCGGCCACTATCTATGCAGCAGCTATTTTTGTCCCGACAAACTTTGCTTTTACTGTAATTGGCATTCTCAAAGGTAGTGTTACCACAAACAATAAGATTATTGTCGCCCTATATGATGCAGCCGGAACATTAGTGGCAAACAGTAATTTAGCCGGAACAAATACTTCTGCAACAGCTAATGCGTTTCAGGAGGTTCCTCTTACCGCCAGCTATACCGCCATCGGCCCTGCAAAATATTACATTGCTGTTCAATGCAACGGAGCAACTGATTATGTCAGGTTAATTGCTGGCTCAACATTCATTGATGTTGAAACGCAGAAATTAGATGGTGGTGTGTTTGGAACGCTTCCTGCTATTACTCCTGCTGGCACATTTACCGCAAACACCGGCCCGATTGCCTATATTTATTAGCCATGACTAATAAAAACATTTCTGCACTTACCGCAGCAACTACACCTCTTGCAGGGACAGAACTGCTTGCGATCTGGGATGCTTCCGGCACAACCAAACAGGTAAGCATTACAAATGTAACTGCTGGGCGAGGCGTCAGTGCGTCAACATTTACGACAAGTGGAAGGGTGAGTCTAGGTAATACTGCCAACTCAACTGCAAGTGGCCCAACGCTAAAGCTAGATGGCAGCGGCGCAGGATCTGACCAAATTGCTTTATACGAAGCAAGTTCAGATAAGTGGCACATCAATTCAAGTAGTGGAGTACTCGGTCTTTATAATATAACTACTGCATCGTACGCAGTTACAATTTCAGCGGCGAACATCTTCGCCATCGCGGGTGCGGCGACGGTGGGGACTACGCTGGGCATCACCGGAACCACCACCGCAGCGGCGATCAATGCGAGTGGGGCGATTTCTGCCACTCCATCAATATCCATCGGTTCAACTGCAAATGAATGGACTGGTGCGCCTTCCGCTGTAAATCCGCTAATTCAAGCCAATGGCACAACGTCTTATGGAACTATTTCTGGTGCATCATCCAGAGCAGATGGAACAGGGCTGAGAGTCGGTAGTTTTACTGGTGAGTATCAAACTAACTCTGTCAATCACAAAACTATTGGAGCAATGGATTTTGTTACTACTGGGACTACAGCGAACCAACGTGGTGGTGGGTGGAACTTAACGCTAAAAGCTGATGGGTCAACTTCCAAAACAGTTGTTATATCTGCAACGGTAGCAGGTGGGGTTTCCGTCACCGGAACTTTTAGCGCGACGGGTGTAGTCACGATGTCAAATTATGGCGTAGGCACAGCCACATTTAGCGCCGCCGGGGTTATCAGTTCCGTTTCCGACGAACGCCTGAAAATCAAAGACGGAACCATTGCAGATCCGATACCGATGATTATGGCGCTGGAGCCGGGATACTACTTCGGCAAGCCAGAAGCCAACATGGGCGACGGTAGGCAACTTGGGTTCTACGCCCAGAACGTGCGTAAAGCTATCGGCCCAGAAGCTGCGCCCGATCCAGAAGACCAAGTAAGCCTGGACGCAGATGGCAACGAAATCAGCCGTAAAACGCGACCTTGGGGATACTACGACCGTTCCGTGCTGGCTGTAGCAATCGAAGCCTTGAAAGTGCATGAAGGTCGTTTAGCTGCTTTGCAAGCCGACTTCCAAGCATACAAAAACTCCCACCCGTAAGGACACATTATGACCGTCACCGTAAAAGTGCTGATCCCGGCTAAGACCGCTGAGAATAGCCAAACCACGCAATACACCGCGACCAACGTCACCACGATCATCGACAAGTTTACGGCAACCAACTACAGCGCAACGGCTGCGACCTTGAGCGTTAACTTGGTCACCTCGGGCGACACGGCGGGCAATCAGAACTTGATTACCAAGACCAAGACTTTGGCCGCGTCTGAGGTGTACACTTTCCCCGAGATTGTCGGCCAGGTGCTGATGGCAAGCGGGTTTATCTCCACCATCGCTGGAACGGCCACGGCCATCAACATTCGGGCAAGCGGGCGGGAGGTTAGCTAGTGGATTTGAATTGCACAACTAGTGCCGCAGACCATAAAGATTTCAACTTGTTTTTAGTTGAGGCAAATCTTTTGCCTGAAACTGTGCGGCAAATATCGGAGTTCACCGCCGATGTTTTATTTTTGGCTGACGCGCCTGTAAACGTGGCCGCGTCTGTTATTGAAGGCAAAGGGTTGTTCCTGACTGAGCCTAAACGTGAGGGCGAACTGATATGCCCCGCCCGAGTATCCGGTCGTAGGACGCAAGCTGGCAGATATACAAACCATTCCGCCACGCCTAACGCAACCATGATCCTGCTCGACAACGGCGATCTGAATCTGGTTGCGCTTGCGGATATTGCTGCCGACCAAGAGATCACCATTGATTACCGGCGTTCGCTGGCGCTATCTGATCTGACGTTCAACGACGGTTGCTTGGACATGCGGAACAAGGTCAATCAGCTAGAACAGATGGTTGAGCAATTACCGCAAGTTGACTGCCCTGTTCGTAACATTTTTGCGCCTAACGTCTACGCCAGAGAAATGACCATCCCCGCTGGCGTTGTGCTAACTGGCGCGGTACATAAAACTTGCCATCTGAGCATATTGTCTAAAGGCCAAGTCAGGGTTGTCAGTGACGAAGGTGTTATTGAGTTGGCGGCACCAGCAACTCTTATTTCTCAACCAGGTGCAAAACGGGCTATTTTTGCTATTTCGGAAGCAGTTTGGACTACGATCCACGCTACTACGGAAACGGATTTAGATAAACTGGTAGAAGAACTTACCGAATCAACAGCAGATGAATTACTGGGCGGCGCTAAAAATAAACAGTTTTTGACGGTTGCTGCAAGTAACCAATTAAAAGGATAAATCATGGCTTTCGGTATATCAGCTACAGGACTTTTTCTCGGCGGCACGGCGCTTCTTGGCGGGTATCTTGCGTCCGAAGGCGCGTCAAGCGCCGCTGACACTGCCGCTCAAGCCTCTGGGGCCGCTTCTGCCGCGTCCATTGCAGAGCAGCGCCGACAGTACGACCAAAACCGCGCCGACCAAGCGCCGTACCTTGCTGCTGGCACTGAGTCGGTTAATCGGCTTGCTACCGATTTAAGGCCCGGTGGACGGTTTGCAACCACCACACCGTTTAATTTTAACTACGCCGACTATAAAGACCCAAGTCTACAATTTAGTTTGGATGAAAACTTACGCCGTATGCGGCACGGCAGGGCCGCAGCGGGTACATACGCAGGCGGCGGAGGGATAAAAGAAGAAGACCGATATTTGGCTGGATTAATGTCTACCGATTACCAAAACGCCTTTAACCGCGCTTTGACCGGCTTTAACGCCAACACGGGCGAACGCAACGCGCTCTACAACCGATTGGCCGGTGTTGCTGGAACGGGTCAAACGGCAACTAACCAGATTGGCGCACAAGGCGCAAACATGGCCGGTAACATCGGCACATCTCTAATGGGTAGCGCGGCCAATACCGGCAATGCAGCGTTGGCCGCTGCG